CGAGGGTGCAGGTAATTCTTCTTCGTCTGGTGCTGGCAACTCGGCTGGCAACTCTTCACCATCCATTGGCAAATCAGCATTCATGTCTGTACTGGCCATTGTGTCTTCGCCTGGCACAACAGGAGCCTGCCCGGTGACTACGCCAAGAGCCGATTCCAACTGTTGCTTGCTGGCTTGTAAGTTTTGCACCAGGCCAGCCAAGGCTGCCGTGGCGTCGGTATTAAACTGTGCGCTTTGATCTAGGCCAACTTGATTTTTGATTTGATCAACCAGGGCTGGAAGATCTTTGAACTGCATGCTGGTGACCTGTTCAATCATTTTTTGTACTTGGTCAACCATGTCCTGACTGGCCAGGACTACCTGGGCTTGCTGGATCTCGCTGGCTTCACGCAGGCGACGGCTGCGGCGAGTTTCCATGGTTGGCATGCTTGCACTCTTTTGTACTTGAGCACGTTGAGCTTGTAGAGCTTTGATCTGATCGTCAAGACTCCTGAGTTGTTCCTGTTCTTGGCGTTTCTTTTGTTGAGCCGTTGCTGTTTGTAATGCAGCAGCTTTGGCAGGATCAGTAGCCGGTTGACTGGCGCCAGCTGTGCCTACAGCTCCTTGCATGGGTGCTGGCATGGCCATGCCATCTTCCTTGATACGTGCTGTCAGGGCCTGTTCCAGCATGACCAATTTCAAATAGTTGGGATTCTGTTCGCTGCTATGGAAAGCCGGAGTACGACGATGTTCGTTGACCAGTCCACGCACACGGGTCAACAAATTGCGAGCCTGTTTGGTGGTTATCGAATCAAAAGCGATACGTTTGCCAAAGTAGCTTTCGAATACCTTAGCGGCTTGTTTTGTTTGGCTTGGTACGGCCAGTTCTTGCAGTTTCATTTTCGAATCCTCGTTGTTGACAATATTTAGCCCAGTTTACACTTTTGGTCAACTGATTTTCCAGGCGTTTTTTCAGTATGATCTTGCTTTCCAGCTTGGTAGCAATGATGTCACGAAAATTGGGGTCAGAACTATGTTCGCCCACTGCGGTACGGGCTGTAATATCCTGGTTTAGACTGTATAACTTGTTGTCGGTTTCCAACAGTTCTCTAGCCAGATTGTACACAGCATGTTTGTCGGCTATGCACCAGCTGAGTGCGGTACGGGTGCTATGAAATGTGCCGGCATCTGTGGCACTGCAAAATACTTGATATCCAGGCTTCACAGGTACTATGCGGTACTTGCCAAACACTTCGTATTCGCCGGCATCATTTTGCCAGATCAAATTGTCAACTATGTTGCAAAATTCCTGCCGGAACATGCGATCAAATTCTTGGTCAGACTTCATTTAACAACGTAATGAGATATAAGATAAATGCACGAGGCGCCTAAAAATCCAATGAATCCAACTCCCCAGCCGATCAATCGATCGGTACCTTTTTCACTCAGCTTGCTTACGCTGGATTTGACTTCGGCAACCATGGCACAAAGATGCGCAATATTTTCACTCATTGTGCTCATTTTGTCTTCTAGGGCATTATAGCGTTCAGCGCAGAGTTCCACATGCGCTTCTAGGCTTTTCTTTTCGATGTCTGTAGCTTCAACAGTCATAATATTCTCTCTATGTTGGCGGTTTCGGGAACCTATTGTATATTTATGGTGATGGGTTCAAACCAGATGTTTTGTTCGGGACCCAAAGTGATCAATACTGGGGCCAGATCTTTACGATTGTCCAGGTCCAGCAACATGGGTACTCCGTCGGCATCAAGTCTCAATACACCAACTGGATCAGCGGTATCTCCATACACACCTTCAGTTTCAGTTTCAAATTCAAAACGCCAGATCAATCCGGCTTCACGTGTTGGTCTGGTGATATCAAAGATTTGAGCACGCATGCCAATGATCTGTGTCAAGGTTTCCCAGTTGCGTTGTTGATTACGTGCGGTATTCCATGTTGCAACTGAGTCTATGGTACGTCCAGCCTGATCCTCAAAAGGAATGCGAGTACTTTTAAAGTGCCCAGTTATTCCAGTTGGTGTAATATCAAACAAGGTGGTACAGGCAAATCGCATCTATTGTGTTCGTGATAATTCGTATAATATCTCTACCTGTTCGCACAGGCTGTTCAATTCGGTATTGTTGTGTCGTGCGCCAAAAATATCAACCCAGCGTTTTTGTTGTTGCAATTCGGCCAATTCTTTTTGTAGTTCTGGATCCTGACAATGCAAGGTCCTATGAACGGACCCAGGATTGCGGGCATACACTGTACGACCACCATCAGGACTTTCAAATATGGTCACTTCGGTAATTTTGCTCACTGTCATAATGTGTGTATTTAATGCCAACAAAAAACCCCGGAGTTTTAATTCCAGGGTTTGTTGCAGAACTAGATCAGTTATTAACCGACGTAGTATGTACCTTGTGTTGTGAACACTGCGTTGGCGCCGGAACTTGCCCAACCGTATGCACCACCAGCACCGTTAGCAACTTGACATGCTGTCAAGAATGTAGCGGCATTGGCAAAAGCGCCTGTTGGGAATACAGCAACGTTCAATACTGTGTTAGCAGCAGGGTTGACCTGGTACATGGCAACAGTACTTGTTTGCTGGATACTTTGCAAGGTGTTGGAAACAAAACCACCAACGTTGCCTGCACCCGCACCTGTCAAAGCGGCATTAGATGTCGCTTGGAAAAAGTCTAATTTAGGACCTTGGAAGTTTGTTACAGCAGCAGCTGCTAAGTTACCTTGTTGTGAAGGTGTGCCGTTTAATACGTCTGTTGCAAATACCGGTTGTGCTCCACCGGATACGATTGTGATATAAGCCATTTTGAATCTCCTTTATATGTGGTCACTGAGGACCTGCAAGTATTTACCAGATTGGTAAAAAATTAGGAGTTTGGTTGGGATTCTGGGTTGTTTACAGTGCGATTAGCCGCGGTAAATCCGCCGGCCAGGCGGTTAACTGCCTTGGCCATGCCGCCTGGAGTGGCCATAACCCAGCCTTCTTGCCCGGGATGCTGCAGATCCAACTGCTGTAATAAATCCATTTTGATATCGTGTAACAGAACCCATGCTGTGAACGCCGCGGCCATACCACCTATGTTGCTACGAGGGCTCTGTAGGTATTCTACTATGTTGGCAAACTTACGAGGGGTCACATGCTGTTGCAACCAGGCACCAAAACCGGCCAAGAGATTGTCAAAGGTACCACCCACACGACTATTGATATAGTCAATGCATAACTTGGGCAAGTCAGTGATCTGCAAGGCACGTAGATCTGCAGGATTAAACAGTTGATCAATAGCGGCTCCGCCTTTGTTGTAGACTTCCCGCAGTTGAGCAACCAATTCACGATTGGCCTTGACATTGTCTTTGGCATACACCGGTTCTAACAACAAGAGACCCGGTACTGTTCGAAATTTAAAATGGCCAATAGGCTCTTTGGGTGCGCCGGCTTCGGCAAAACGAGTGTGCATGGCAATGCCCACATCACTGGCACTGATTCTTTTGCCCACATCACTGGCCACAGGTATTTTGTATTCTACAGTGTTGGGTCTAAACACATAATTGCCAGCTTCAATCTGAGGTGTGTCGGTGTACAAGAGGTCGCCTTGAAAAAAGCCCTGATAAGTTTTGGGTACAGCGGCCTCTAACCGGGGCCATAGCTTGTCGTAAATGGGTGCCAGAGTGGCCACACGGTTAGCGGGTTTTCCTTGTACAGAGGCTTCGGCATCTCTAGCGGCCAAATGCTTGCGTACTTGTCTAGGACTTTTGAATAGACCATTGTAACCTTGGGCGCCGAACCCGGCCACGTCGGTTAGAATAAAATCACCCGATTTGTCACGCCCAAAAACCAAGGCTGGTTTTCCATCCCATTTGACTGTGGTTGTCCGGCCGGTATCAGCAGTGGTGTGTCGAACTATATCCATAGCTCGTTTGATACCATCCGATCCATTACGGAACACAAGATCTTCTAGGTGCTCGATGCCCTTGGCACGTCCGCCCTGTACTTCGGATTCGATTAGCTTTTGCATGCCTTGATTGACTATGCGATCACGTAGACGTGCTAAAAAATTGACATCACTGTATTCAATATAAGGATCTGTGCTTTCCATGGTATCTTCCATGAAGGGCAGGCCTTCACGTTCCATGTGGGCTCTAAAGTCAGCCAGCTTGGCCTCACGATCTGGATCGGTGCTGAGTGCTTGTAAGATTGTTTCCACTGATGCCAGGTCTTGACGTGTGGCTGTTCGGTTTAACAGCAGTTTGGCTACAGCATCGGGGTCGTTTGTGATTAGTGTGTTGGTAGCGCGATCAGCAATGCCTGCATTTTGATTCAACTTGTATCCCTTGCTTTTGGCAATACTATTCATCAACACATTACGTTCACGACCTTTGTACTTGCTATCCGCAGGCATGGCACCTAACACAAATTTAGACCAAGGCACATCATTCATAAACATAAAGTCAGTTTGCACATATCCACGATCCGGGCGACCGTCAATGGGAGTTTTAAAATGCACAGCTGAGCCTGATCGTTTGATCCATTCTGCAGGTTTGACTCCTTGGCTTATACACCAGGCTTCGAGCTGTTGTATCAACTGTTCTTTGCTAACTTGACTGGCATCTACAGCAATATCCAAATCACCTGATGTATCTTTGATACCAGTTGAACCCAGGGTATTGTTTTGTAGATCCAGGTCTGGCAACATGTGCTCTAACCAGGCCAAGGTAGGTTTAACATCGGTCTGTGCTATGCGTTGAGTAGCACTTTGTCCGTTGGCTGTCTTGAACACATTACCGCCTTCCAGGATTTTCATTGTACTTGAAATCCCTGTTGTCTTAATACTTCATCGGCTTCGGGATTTTTGGTAGACTTGACCATGTTGTTCTTGCGACTACCGGCACCCAGCTGATATTTTTTGCTGGCCTGTGCCAAGGCCGGGTCCTGTTGCTTGAGCTGGGCCGACAATTTCTGTATACCCTGCACCGCGATCGTGAGATACTCCTCCACAGCGGCCGCATTGGCAGTGGGGTCGTTTTCGGTCTTGACCACTTTCATCAGAGCTGAATTTAACTGCTGACCAGTGGTAGGATCTTTTCGTACCATATCCATGTTGAGTGTCTGACGGGTGCCAGGTATGGTTGCGGCCAGCTTGCCATCGGACCAGCTCAAGAACTTGCGGGCACGATTGCCCTTGCGCATGGCGGTGTTTTGTTGGAACTGTTTTGGCATGGCGGTCACACTGGGATCTACTGGGTTGCCGGCAGGGGCAACGCCGCCGGGTAGATCGTTAAAGGCTTCGTTTACCTTTGTGTATTTCATTGGCGTTTGTATTTTAGTCAACGCTTTATCCAGTCGTTTGGCCAGTGCAGGATACACACAAGCTTCTTCCAAATCAGACTGCAGGCCTTGTATGCCGCCGCGTGGTTTGCCGTAAACCTGTTGCATGACCTGACCTTGGCTACTCTGCGCCACCGAAGCTGGCATTTGACCAGGACTGGCCTTAGAAGCCGTTGTTTGGGCAGTTGGTGCGGCCGCTGGCAAGGTCTTGACAACCTGCAACCATTCGGCCGCTAATTTTTTCACATATTCAGCGGTTTGTTGCTGGGACTTGGCTTGATTCTTGCTCTGATTGAACTTGTTTGAATCAAATGCGCCTGGAGTCTTGTATGAAGCTTTGAGATCCTTCAAGGTATCAAGTATGCCTTCACGTAGAGCAGTGATTTCATGAATTTGCATCGGTCTTCCTGACAGTTCTGGTGAATTTTTCAGGGTCTTTTAACCGTATGGCGTTGAGCAATTTTCTTGTGAGATTTTCAGCCTGTTCGGCGGTGTAACTGCCTTCTATTTCTTCCAATAAACGTATAGCACTGGCGATGATGTTAGATGCACGATTTTCAATGACATGGCGCTGATCACGCTCGATATACATGGCATCCAGTTCTTCCAACAGGCTTCTAGTTTTCTTTTGCATATAGCCAAGACCTTTTTATTATTTAGCGAATTTAAGATCTAACCAAGTCCAATTTTGTTAGCAAAATAGTCTGCCAATGCAAGATATCCAGCTTTGTCAGGATGCATGCTAGATTTATTATAAGAATAATTATACTTTTGCTGTGTGTTTGAATTTAAAAAATAAGATTCACATACATCATTTAAATATTCTGGTTGTAATTTTAAATTTGCATAATGGATTGCTTTTAATGATTGTAATTTACGATCAAGATCTTTTGTGCCAATATCAAATTCATCTAATGGCATGTCTAAACTGTTAAAGTCGTTGTTTTTTTTATAATTTAATATCCAAGAAAGTTGTTTATTATATGTTGCCGGTCTTAGACTTAATCCCGAAACAAATAGCGGAATACCTAAAGTCTGCACACTATGAATAAAATAAAAATTTAACATTATTGTATTTTGCAGGTCATTCCACGCATGCCAAAACTGATTATAAATTTTATCAATATCGGTGTTGCCTGATCCTGGCCAGATTTGATGCCATTTTCCAATTTTTAATATTTCAGTCCTTGATGCAGGTGCAAGTGGGAATATCACGTAATCGTAATTAGAATCACGACACAACTCCTCAATGCCAATTCTGGCAGCACGCTGATTACTTGATCCTGCTCGAGCAAGATTAACTACTTCAACACCATATTTTTGAGACATCTGTGCTGGCCATGAAATTTTTGCTGGGTCTAGTCTGCACTCGTTAGAGCCAAAAGTCCAGCTGTCCCCTAGTGTCAATATTCTCATGTTTGCTTGATTTGCCCTAGTAGTTGTTTTAGTTTAGCACTCTGCACGTCGGCTGTAATTTTACCAGCCTCTTCACGCTCGGCCGTCGGTTCAGAGGTAATCATAGTACTCTTGGCCTTGATGCTGTCTAATAAGTTTCCACCCGGGCGTTTAAAATTGTTTTGTTCTTCCTCACCAGGATCAGTGATACGCATGGTTTCAATATTGTAATCCAGATCAATTTTCATGCCTACACCGGTTGAACTACGCGACTTCATGCATTGAATTTGATACTTGCCGCGCTCACGCATGGCTCTCGATGTAAAGATACCAAACACGTTGTCCGCGGTATTGATCTTTGAAATACCGCCCGAAATATGACTGTGGTCAAATTCGATTTCTTCCA